AGTTGTGTCAACTGCTGAGAAAGTTGTTACTGTGAACTGAGCAGTATCAATAGCGTTCTTAAGTGAAGCGTTGTCTGCACGGATAACCTTTAGGCTACCACCATACAGTAAATATTGTGCTGCCGAAAACCAGTATTCGTAGTTATAATCGGTAGGCTTGCCGAACACAGAGAGAAGTTCGCTTTCAGAAGCAATAGAAATTACCTCTTCAACGGGTCCTTTTTCAAAAGAACCGACGATAGCGCCAACGTTATCCACCGTTGCGTTAACTACCGTTGTTAGATCCCTCTCCTTTACGACAACCCCAGGGGAAAGCTGCGTTGATGCCATCTGTAAACTCCTTGGAAGTATTCAAGTCTGATGCTGAAACTATTTAGAATTTTGGATGTTTACAGTGGGGAAACGGGACGTGAACCCTTTACCAGTCGGGATATTGCCACATTCCTTGGTCGTCTGTTCTTGAATTCTGAATTCTCTTGATAGTACACTGCTTACATTCGTATGCATAAGCAGAAGGTAGACTACCTCTATCCTTTCTAGTTAGATAAAAACTATCCAGCAGAACTTTAACCTGACCACAAGTACGACACTTTCTGTCAACAAATAGCAGGTGTTCTAGATCTGGATTAAATGTCAATGCAAATACTCCCACATGTGGGACATATCACCATACTCACCGACAGTCTCAGCATTTGTCCACGTCTGTCCTTCGGGATCAACAAACGTATCATCTTCTAGACCATCTGATATAAATCCAAACGGTGCCATGTCTGCTTCGATTGCTTCTTTCTGTTCCAGATACATGCGGTTTCTTACATCAGCATCATGCAACTCTTTGAAGTAATCTGTGAGTGCAACCCATGCAAATATAACGAGACACATAGCAAGGTCATCATTACATCCTTCCTCTGCCTCCCACGCTTGTCCTCTCTGGATGAACGTAGTAAGTTCTGAGATGATCTCGTAGTCAGATAGTTCTAGTTTATCATCTTCAATCAATGCTTTTAGGTTAGAGCATCCCGTCTTCTTAACTGTGGTAGTCATCTTGACACCTAGTTGTGTCTTGCTACCAGAGAATCCTTGCCCAACAACTTGTCCTGCACGTCCGCGCATTGCACACATGAAGAGGTTATCATACTCCAGATCAAACTGTAGGATGTCCGCAACCTGTCCACCAATATCATTAACCTCAATCATGACATACGCATGATTATATGCTTTCGCTACATCATTAATGACGTTAGGGAACAGTAATGGTTTGATTTGATTGTTCCTATATTTTGCTACAAGTTTATATGGTATGGTGGTGGTATCTATCACGCAGAACGCACTATAATCCTTTGTGACACCACGCGCCACGTCCACAGTCATTACATATGTCTTACCTTCTTCTGGTTGCACGTATACATCTAGTCCCGCATTCCTAGTTATTGGGTCCTCATAGACCATCGTTCGTAACTTGGATGCAGAAATTAGTGTGTCAACAGATCCAAGGAATTCACATTCAAACTCAACTCGGAACTGTTCTTCTGACGTGTTAGCAATAGTTTGTTCTTTCCACTTGGCGTCCCTACCAGGAACCTGAGACCAGTGGACTTCTGTTGTAGTGTATTCGTTCTTACCTCTCTCAGCATCATGCCAGAGTTTGTAGAACATATTCATCCCGTGTGGGGTAGAGATGATAATAACTTTGGTAGATTTACCAGATGAAATAGTAGGATAAACAGAACTAAAGAATTGATCAGCAATATGATTCGGGATAAACGCAAATTCGTCAAGGAAGATAACGTTAAAAGACATGCCCCGTACAGCAGAAGCAGAAGTAGATGCAGCCATGATTTTGCTGCCGTTCTCCAATTCCAAACTGCCTCGGTTCCATTGGGAGATTCCTTGCTGGAGCCATTTGGGGAGGTTTTCATATGATAACTGCAATCTCTGAAGCATTTCTCTAGCAGTCGCCGCCTTGTTAGCGAGAATTGCTACGTTTACATTGGCATTAAAAAGAACATACCACAACAGGTAAGAAGTCACAATGGTGGACTTCCCAGACTGTCGTGGTAGTTTAGCGATATTAAATCTATTCTCATGGAACTTGTAGGTCATATCGACCTGGAAGTCATACATCTCAAATGGGATGAGACCTCTGTCCAGAGAGATGATCTTGATATACTTCTGAATGAAATATACTGGATCTTGACTACACTTCACATACTCCTTGACCTGATCAGGCGTAAAGTTGATTGCAACGTTAGCCTTCTTTAGATTAGGATTACCAAGATATATGTTGTCGGTTGCCATGTCACTCTAAGTATTTTTCAATTACGTGGATTCTTTCTTCTTCTTTAGCGATGATGTCAATCTGAGTTTCCATCGCACCCATCACATCAGGGTGCTCACCAATACCAACAGAACTAGAAAGATAAACTTCGATGTTCATCTTTGCTCTCTTGATGTTACCAATAGCACTTGCTTTAAGTGCTTCTAGCATTTCACGTCTCATACTAAAGTTCCATGTGCGCGGCGGATTTCTTTAAGTTCACCGAAGTCTTTCTGCTTGGTACCGCCGTCGTATGCCCAAGCATAACCTTCAGTAATCATTTGCTCATTAAGGGACACATTTTCGTCCCCGACATAAAGCCAACCGAGTAAGCGACCATACTTACCGACACCACCAACAAGTTCAGTCCTAATAGACAACTGATCATCACCAGCGAGAGTTGACTCCAATTTTTCTTTGAGCCAGTTTGTTGCGTCAATTCCAAGTGCTTTTTCTTCTAAATCACGAGTACGTTTTTCGGGTGTGTCAACACCTGCTACGCGGACTCGTTCTTTTTTATATAGATCGAAACCTAGATCGATTGTAACATCAATCGTGTCTCCGTCAATGACTCGGTTAATTTCTGTAACTCTAAAATTATAGCAGGATTTCCTGCTTGGTGGAACCATTGCTCCCATAATTGAACTCCTTTGCGTCTGCGTCTGGTGATGATGCGATAATACCGATAATGAATGTCGCTGCTGCAATTACTGCACCAGCACCAGCAACCCACTTCTCTAACGTGCGAATACGATCTTGAAGTTTTTCGATTTCTTCATTCGTGTCATCGACACGTTTATGAACCATCTCAATGCGGCGAATAGAGTTTTCTAATGTGCTAGACATTACAGCAATCGCTGTATCCTGCTCTGCATCTTTATTTGTAAGGTCACTCATCTTCCAATTCCTTGAATGCCATTCTCATTATATAGACAATATAATATGATACCCCTGCTAGTAGTATAATCAGAATAATGATTACACTCCATACAGGATCATTAGCGTTATCAAGAGGTCTAAGTATCAGGTTCACTTGGTTTGAATGATATGCTTATGTTGTCTAGTCCTGGAACTTCAGAGGGTTCTGATGTTGTGATGGTGTTCTTCTTTAGTAGATCTTCTTGATCCCACTGTTCATGAATCTCTTCCACCTGTTTATCAACAGATGCCATCTCCATTTTTACTTTACCCTCTATCCATTTAATCCATAACCATTCAATAAATCCTAACGCAAGATGTTGAACAATGGGGTTCTGTTTCTTTGCCCATCGTTTACTCTTGGTATACCAGGTATCTTCGCCACCCCACTGGTATTCAAATTCATATTGAAACTTTGGATCAGCAGCCATTTCCTTTCTTGTAATCTTTACGGCATTTCTTTAATTCTTTTTGTTCCTGCTTGATCATCTGATATGCTTCTTCGGGAGATAATTTTCTACCCATCTCCATAGCACAGATAAACTCTACCCGAGTTCCAAAATGCTTTAGTGCTTCTTCAAAGCAGTTTAGTTCTTCATACATTAGATACCATCTCCTATAAAAACATCGGGTTCTTCGTCATCGTCAATATACTCCGTCATGCGAAGTTGTTTGATACGTTCTCGCAAATTTTTTCTTAGTTCTCTTTGCTCCTCCCTTTCCTCTGCACTTAGAGGACCGTGACGTTTGTCTAAACTCATGCAGGATAATCCCAGTTGGTAATAAACTCCGTTTTGTGAACTGGTCCCCAGAGACCAGGATGATAAATGTATGGGTGGGTACGAACCTTACACTTACTTCCAGTGCATAGAAGATCGTCAACGATTCTCCATGACTCTAGAACTTCCTCTGAGTGAACAAAGTGTGATTGATCCTGATGGCAAATGTCATGCAACAATCTCACATAACCATCCATAGCATTAGGAGGATAACTGTGTGCTAGTGTTGCAGTCTGCACCCTGTCGTTTAGACCAGGTGATTTCATATCAATACGAATGTCCATATGAGGATCAGGTTGGAACCTCATAACAATACGATCATTATATTCATGCCCCTCAAATAGATTGAGAGGAGGTGCCTTCAATTTAATAACAACTTCAACGCACTGATAAGGCATCTTTTTACCAGTCATGAAGTAGAAAGGTACACCTTCCCACCTCCAATTATCTATATAAATATCGCCTGCACAATAGGTGGGTGTGTCCGAACTTGGACCGACACCAACTTCATCTCTATACCCATCATACTGACCAGCAATATACTTGCCACCCATTCTGGCAGCAGCAAGAACTTTTACTTTCTCTCTACGAATTTCTTTTGAGTCTAGTTTGCATGGAGCATCCATTGCAATCAATGCCAACACCTGCAGCATATGATTCTGCAACATATCACGGACAGCACCAGAACCCTCATAGTATTGTGCTCTACCTTCTACACCGATTGTCTCAGTTGCAAAGATTTGAACCTCATCAATATACTGTCTGTTCCAAAGTGGTTCTAGAAGAACATTGCTAAAACGGGTAGCAATAATATTGGACACAGTATCCTTGCCAAGATAATGATCAATACGATATACCTGTTTCTCACGGAGGTTCGCTGATACAACCTCTTGCAATTTTTCAGCACTTTCGAGATCGTGCCCGAAAGGTTTTTCAATAACCACTCTGGACCTTTCAGGATCATCGATAAGTCCTGCTTCTTTAAGATTAAGGATCGCATCTGTATAACGTTCAGGGGGTACAGAAAGGAAGTAAGTTACATCTTGTGCAATGTTATCCAACGCACGTAGAGTTGGTGCAGCAGACAAATCACACTGCACATAGTCTAACCAGTATCCAAACTCAGGAGGATAGTCACCCAGGTGATGCTTCCAAGTCTCGCCAGTGTGTGTTGTTCTAGCAGCACCCACAATAGTAAACGACCCTGGTAGAAGATCATTCTGCCAGAGTTCGTAGAGTGCGGGGATTAGTTTGCGTTTACATAAGTCACCAGTGGCACCGAAGATAACAATCGCCTTAGTGAGCGGTTCCGTTTCCGTCATAGTTGTCTGTGTCATAGTAATCATTTTCACCTTTTCGTACCCCGAAGTATATTGCGGATAGTACAAAGGGTATTGCTGTCCAAAGTAAGACATTACCTAAAGTCATTTTTTTCCGTCAAACCTAGGGACCTGAGATATTGAACCCACCATTCGGGATTCTTACGTTTCCAGTTTGGCACGGGGAGACCCCGTTCAGAGTAATATTCATAGAGACAATCATCGATAGTCTGTGCTATCTCCATATTCCTCTTCTTCCTCATCAACATCTGCATACGGATTCTCCAAATAGGGTCCTCGTTTTCGTAAAGGTTCCTTTCTGACATAATCCGTCTCAGCACTGATGGCAGACATCCACACTGCAAGCTTCATTACTATGTAGATTACCACAAGAGGTGCAAAACATAGTAACAAAGTTATCTTGGAGTTCATCGTACGTCATGCCCTCCGAACATCTTTCTCATCCCATTGAGAACTTTATTAGCGAACGATCCTAGTCCTCTAGAATTGAAACGTTCATACAGAGCAGTGCTAAGGACAGGAGCGGGTACGCCAAGATCCACAGCAGCGTGGACAGTCCAACGACCCTCACCACTATCGCTAACTCCCCCATCGAACTTGCTAAGCTCTCTATCGCTGCGTAGAACAGTAGCGGTAAGGTCAAGTAACCAAGAACCAACAACAGAACCACGACGCCATAACTCAGCGACCTCAGGAACGTTAATGTCATACTGATAGTCCGCTGGATTGTCCATTGGAGCAATCTCAGCATCCCCTGCAGCAACGTATGCTGACCCAGCATTAGCTTCATGCAGGATATTAAAGCCCTCGGCGTACGCTTGCATGATTCCATATTCGATCCCGTTATGTACCATCTTCACAAAGTGACCTGCACCTGGTCCACCACAGTGTAACCAACCATGTTCCCCAGGACTCACGTAATCATTAGGATCGGTCCTAGGGGCGCTATCGATACCTGGTGCGAGTGCATTAAAGATTGGAGAGCAGACGGATACTGCAGTATTTGCACCGCCAACCATAAGACAGTATCCACGGTCCAGACCGTAAACACCACCGCTAGTGCCACAGTCAATATACCCAAGACCCAGTTTTGCAAGACGTTCTGCCCGTCTCCTACTGTCCTTAAAATTACTATTGCCGTGATCAATAATAATATCTCCCTTACTACAAAACTGTAATAGCTCATTGAGTGTATCCTCTACTGATTCTGCTGGCACGACCATCATGAACACACCAGGTTGTTCTGACATTACG